TTGAGATTAATAATGCAATTAGTAATTTAAATTATTTAGATAGATTACTTAATCCAACTAATATTGTAGACATTACAACTAAACAACCTGTTAAAGGTTTAGAATCTTTACGACCAACAATTGCAGGCGAATTAAAAACAGCCGGTAAACAATTAGAACAAAAAGGAAAAGAATTAGAAGAAGTTGCTAAACCAGATCTTGGTGAAATTATGAAAGATTTTGGTCAAGCTCAAAGAGCAATGCAAGATGCAGAGAAAGCTGGTTACGTTAGAGCAACGGTTAGAGAAATCATGAGAGAAGATATTAAAGCTGGAAAATTAAAACTTCCAAAAGAAATAGAAGATGAAATTATGCAAGGACTTGGTGAACCAATAGATGTTTGGAGAAGAGTTTATGGTGAAGGAGCTTTAGAACAAATTGATAGCATTGCAGATGATCTTGGAAAACTTAGAACAGAAACGGATGCTGCAAAACTTGCGAGATCTAAATTTAAATTTGAACCAGATGTAGAAAGGCTCCCTGGATCTTACATTCCAGAAGAGGATCCTTCTAAAATTAAAAACATTAAATTAGAAATGGATAAAAGAAAAAGTATTGATGATTTAATTGATGAATACAATGCAAATCAAGATAGATTGTCATTAACTGATGAAGAAGGAGGTACTGCAATAGGTTATGATGAATTTAGAAAATTACAAGATAGAAATAAACAAATCGCAGATGCTTTAGAAAATAAAGGGATATCTTCTAAGATAGAAGAAGAAGTTAAACCAGAAGGAATTGTTATTCCATTTAAGAAAAAAATTACAGAACCAGAAGAAAAAGCAGAAGGTGGAATTATAAGAGCAAAATTTGCAGCAGGTGGAAAAGGTAAAAAGATTTTAGATATTATTAATGAAGTTAATAAAAAATTAAAAGGTAAAAAATCTATGGAAACTGTTAATCCTAAAACTGGAGAAGTTACAGTTCCAGATGAGTTTGTAGTAACAGCAAAAGAACCAAGAACATTAGGAGGATTACCTATTGAAGAAAGAAGTGCTAACATAAGTGATGAGATAGATAAATTAAGAGCATCTGGAATAAATTCATTAGAAAATGAAAAAAAATTAAATAAATTAAGTTTAGAATTTATTGATTCATTAGATCCTAGAAGAGCAAATAAGAGTCTTGATTTTAGAAGAAAAAGTTTAGATACAGAAAATAAATTAATTATTAAAGCAGAAAAAGAAGGACTAGACTTTGATACATACGAAAAATTAAGACAAGGTCTATATGGTTCTGGAAAACAAAAAACATTAGATTTTATTAAAACAGGTAAAGTTGATTTAGAACCAATAAAATCTCCTACTACATTTGAAGAAGTAAGTTCAAGATATAAAGATGCAGCAAAAGCAGCGGATGAAATATTTCCAGATTATAATCAACCCAAAACAGGTGCAAGTTCTCTTGCAGAAGTTATGGCAGAACAAAAATACGGAAAAGTTTTTGATGATTTATCTGGCGACCAACAACAAGAACTTTATGAAGAAGCTTATAATTACATGACATCTATTAATAAATTACCAAAAGTAAAACCTCCCTATAAACCAGGGGATCCAATTACTGATGAAAATTTTGGAGATACACCTTTTGCACCTAGTCAAGAAACTTTAGATAATTTAAAAAAAGCAAGAGAAATGACTAAAGGAATGAGTTTAGAAGAAGAAATGAATATGATTTTAAATCAATATGACAAATCAATGTTTATAAAAAATAATCAAGGAATGGTTGATGTAAATAATCCAGAAAATGTTCAAAAGATGGCATTACTTTTAAAAAGAGATTTTCCTGAACTTTACAGGAGACTTGAAATGGAAATGGGAAATCAAGATAATATTTTAGAAAATTTTGATGTTACTGGTAGAAAACCAAATGCCAATGGTGGACTAAATTACTTAATGGGATTTTAAATGGGTATTGGCTCTTATAAAGAAGCAGAAAGATATCGTATGCGTACGAATAAAAATTTAACAAGAAGTTTTTATTTAGACACAAGACGAACTTTAGATGAAGTTCCCTTCGCTCGAGACGATATACAAGACGCCGGCATCATGCAGCCGGAGGCTGTGCAAGGATTTGCTAAAGGAGGAATTGTTAGCAATCAAGAAAAATTAGAAAAATTAGAAAAAATAATTTTAGAATCAAATTCTAATCCATTTAAATCAATATCTAAAAATCAAGCAGTATTAACTGCAGGATATAAAAATCCTTCTAATTTAGAAGCTAGGACAAAAGTAAGAAATCTATTAGATACATTAATTCCTTTAGAAGAAAAATTTTCTAATCATTTAAATAATGTAATGAATAATCTTGATAATATTCCTTATCAAGAAATTGTTAAGGAAGGTGGTTTAAATAAATATGTTTCTAAACCTTTTGGTGTAGACAGAATAGCAGGAAGTAGAAAAATTAGTAATGCTTATTCAAAAAATGAATTTAAAGAGGCAAGAGATATTATTAGATTATTATCTAACCCACAAGTGTTTGATACTTACGGAAATAAAGAAATGTTTGCTGGAGAAGTGTTAGATAATTTAGATGTTAAAAAATCAGCCACTAGATTAAAAGGAGGAAAATTAGAAGATGATATAGTTAATATTGCTATTAGAAGTGCTCAAGCAGGAAATAAAGATATAAAATTTTTAACTAAACCAGGAATAGTAGATGCTTCCGATATAGTATTTGAATGGAATGGAAAATTGTATGGAAAAAACATTGATCAATATAAAGGAAAAAAAGTTAATAATCTTACAACTGATTTATATAAACTTCCAGAGTTTAATGAATATTTGGAATCAAGAAATAAATTAGAAGATTTAAAAGGAAAACCAGTTATTCATCCTGTCACAGGAAGAGAAACTAACTATGATCAACTTTTAAGAGAAACTTACGCAAAAGGATTTGGTAATGATTCTTTTTATAAATTCACAGGATTAGATTTAGATCACAAAGATATAAAAAATAAACCTTTTTCGGAAGTTAGACCATTACCTAGACACATAAATGCAGCAGCATCTCCATTAAATAAAAAAACTTTTTCTATTGTAAAAAATAAAGAAAAATTTTTACAAGAAGTTGGATATAATATACCTGAAGAATCTTTAGAAAAATCTATTGTAGATTTTTCTGATAGAGTTTTAAATAAAAAAATTCCAATTAATAAAACATATCAATCTGGGCTACAATCAATAACAGGTGCTTCTAAAGAATATCTTACACCATTAAGTAAAATTGAAACAGAAGGGTTAGAAATGGAAAAGAAGGGTGCAAAAGAATTTGTTAAAGGCGAAACACAAGTCATGACAAGTTCTGGATTAAGGCCTGTTTCTGAAAAAGAAACAAAAATACCAAAAGAATTTAGTGAACAGAAAAAAAACACTGTGGAATATTTAACTGATTATCTTAATAAAAATCCTGATGAAGTTAAAATTCTTAAAGCTGTAGGAATACCTTGTAGAAGAAGCACAGGTGGAAAAGTAGATGTAGAATGTTTAGCAGAAAATGTTGTTAAAGAAGTTGAAAAGTTAGGAACAGGAACTGATTTACAAAAAACATCCGTTGTTAATAAATTTAATAGCGCTTTTAAACGCGGATCAGGATTAGCAGAAGAAATTCTTGGTTTTGGAAAAGGAGTGGTTGGTAGAACTTTACTTCCATTAGCGGCACTTAACTCTGCATTAGAACAATGGACTTCTGGAAACTATAGAGAAGGACTTAGAAAAATTGGAAGTTTTGTAGACTTAACAACATTAGTTGGTGATCCTTTGGGATTTGAAAAAATGAGAACAGAAGGAACTATAGAAGATGTAAGAGGAAAAATAGGAAAAGAAAACCAAGCATCTTTAGATAGAATTTTAGAATTTAAAGATAAATATTATCAACTTCAAGATGTTAATACAAAATTAGAAAGAGTAGAATCTGCTACACAAGATCCTAATGCAGCACCAGAAAGTTATGATCCATTTTATATAGATGAATTAAAAAAACAACAAAATGATTTAAATAAAATTATAAATAATCCAAAATACGAAAATATAAGAGATGATTATTTAAATGTAGGTAATGCTGTTAAAAATGAAATTTTTAAAAGAAATATTAAAGCACCTGACACAGAAAAATATGTATTTGAGACAGCTGCACAAGAACAATTAAAATCTATCGTTGGGGATGATTTTTATAATGAATTATCTGATGAAAATAAAATGATTTTTAAAAACTTAACAGCTAGTGAAAAAATACAAAAAGAAGCTATTCCTTTTGAAGCTCCCGAAATTCAATCACCTGATGATTCTATGATGAGACAAGAATTTAAAAAAGGAGGAATATCTAGAAGAGCCGTTTTGGCATTACTAACAGGAGCGGCAGCAGCTCCTGAATTAATCAAAGCTATAAAAGGAACTAAGAAAGCTGCACAAACAGCAAAAGTTGCATCTAAAATAAAAATAGAACCAGCGGAAGGAATGTATGAATGGTTTCCAAAGTTAGTTGAAAAAGTAAAAGAGATGGGAAAAACTTTTGAAGAAGAACAATTAATAATGATGCCTTCTTATAAAAATACTCCTAGACCTTTTTCCAGTACAGTACCAAAAGGAGAAGAGAAATTAACTAAACATGTTGATGGGGATACAACTTTTATTTTAAGAGAATACCCTGATGGAAGAATAGCTGTTGATATTGATTCACCTAGAAATCAACAATTGTATGGTCAACCTTTAAGTTTGTATTATAGACCTAAGATGGAATTTAAAAATTATAAAGGTGAAATAAAAGTAGAACCAGCAGAATTTAAAGTTCTTGAAGCAGAGCCTAGACTATTTGCAAATGGACCAGATGATGTAGATATTGATTATACGGAAGTTGCTAAAAATCCAAAACGAAATACTGTTTTTGGTGATGTAGAAGCTGCTGAAAGATTTGCAACAGGAAAAATTAAAAATAGAAAAATTATACCTGTTAAACAATCTTTAAGAAATGAAATGGAAGATGATCCTTCAACTTTCATTATGAGACAATCAGGAGAACTTGGTTCAGCATCAGCACCAGAAGAAGTGATTAAATCTAGTGAAGATATACTTAAATTACCAGAATGATCAAAACAAAAAGATTAACATTAACAATACCACCTAAATCAGGTCCTAACCCACAAGGCTTGAATATTAACTATAATACTGTTACAACAGTTAAATCGGAGAAAATTAATGGCAGAAATAGACAAGGGTCTAATCCCAAACATAGGTAGTTCTTTAACTCCTGAACAGGAGATAGAACAAGTCGTATCTGAAACAGAAACAGTTTCATCTAGTCCGACTGAAGTTACTGAAAATGAGGATGGAAGTGTTGATATAAATTTTGACCCTAAAGCAAAGATGAATGAAGCATCTTTAGTTCATGATTCTAACCTTGCAGAATTTATTGATGAGAATGATTTAAATTTATTAGGTACAGAACTTTATCAAAATTACGAAGATTATAAAAATTCAAGAAGAGACTGGGAACAGGCTTATACTCAAGGTTTAGATTTATTAGGATTTAAATATGAACAAAGAACAGAACCATTTCAAGGAGCAAGTGGTGCAACTCATCCAGTATTAGCTGAAGCTGTAACTCAGTTTCAAGCATTAGCGTATAAAGAATTACTTCCCGCGGGTGGGCCCGTGCGAACTCAAGTAATTGGAGCATCTACTCCTGATGTAGAACAGCAAGCTCAAAGAGTTAAAGAATTTATGAATTATCAAATAATGGATGTCATGAAAGAATATGAACCAGAGTTTGATCAAATGTTATTTTATTTACCATTATCAGGATCTACGTTTAAAAAAGTTTATTATGATGAAACGATCGCAAGAGCAGTTTCAAAATTTGTATCTGCAGAAGATTTAGTAGTTCCTTATTCAGCAACTTCATTAGAAGATGCTGAAGCTATTGTTCATGTAATTAAAATTTCAGGAAATGATTTAAGAAAACAACAGGTGGCAGGATTTTATAGAGATATAGAATTATTACCTTCTGATGAATCATCAAATACAAACGATGTTAAAACCAAAGAGAGACAACTTGAAGGTGTTTCAAAAAGTGACTTTCAAGAAGATGTTTATAATTTATTAGAATGTCATATTAATTTAGATTTAGAAGGATTTGAAGATACAGATGCTTCTGGTGAACCTACAGGAATTAAACTTCCATATATTGTAACAATTGAAGAAGGTTCAAGAGAAGTTTTATCTATTAGAAGAAATTGGGATGCACAAGATGTTAAAAAAGAAAAGAAACAATATTTTGTTCATTTTAAATTTTTACCAGGATTTGGATTTTATGGTTTTGGTTTAATTCAAATGATTGGTGGATTATCAAGAACTGCAACGTCAGCATTAAGACAGTTATTAGATGCAGGAACTCTATCTAATTTACCCGCAGGATTTAAACAAAGAGGAATTAGAATTAGAGACGATGCTCAATCTATTCAACCAGGAGAATGGAGAGATGTTGATGCTCCAAGTGGTAATTTAAGAGATGCATTTATGACGTTACCATATAAAGAACCTTCACAAACATTACTTGCTCTTATGGGGGTCGTAGTTCAAGCGGGTCAGCGTTTCGCTTCGATAGCTGATCTTCAAGTAGGGGATGGGAATCAACAAGCAGCAGTGGGTACGACCGTGGCCTTGTTGGAAAGAGGAAGTAGAACGATGTCAGCAATTCATAAAAGAATTTATGCATCGATGAAACAAGAATTTAAATTGTTAGCAAATGTTTTTGCTTTATATTTACCTCCAGAATATCCTTACAATGTAGTGGGTGGACAAAGACAAATTAAACAAACAGATTTTGATGACAGAGTAGATATTATTCCAATTGCAGATCCAAATATATTTTCACAAACACAAAGAATTAGTTTAGCACAAACTGAAATGCAACTTGCAATGTCTGCACCACAAATGCACAACACTTATGAAGTATATAGAAATATGTATGAAGCATTAGGTGTAAAAGATATTGATAAAATTTTAATGAAACCTCAACCACCTCAACCAAAGGACCCTGCATTAGAACATATTGCTGCTCTTGCAGGGCAACCGTTCCAAGCGTTTCCGGGACAAGATCATAGAGCTCACATTACATCTCATTTAAGTTTTATGGCAACTAACATAGCAAGAAATGCTCCACCTTTAATGGCAGCATTAGAAAAAAATATTTTTGAACATATTTCTGTAATGTCACAAGAACAAACTGAAGTTGAATTTAGAAATGAAATGCAACAGCTTCAAATGATGGGACAACAAATGCAACAGATGGGGCAACAAAATCCACAAATGCTCCAACAAATGCAAATTCAAGCTAAAATGCTTGGAGAAAAAATTGAAGCTAGAAAAGCACAGTTAATTGCTGAAGCAATGGAAGAATTTTTAAAAGAAGAACAACAAATTACATCATTATTATCAAATGATCCTATTGCAATGTTAAGATCACGCGAATTAGACCTTAGAGCACAAGAAAATTATAGAAAAGAAGTTGAAGGTAAAGATAGATTAAACCTTGATAAGATGAAAACTATGATGAATCAGTCAACTCAAGATGATAAACTAAAACAAAACGAAGATTTGGCTAAATTAAGAGCAAATACTTCGCTAGAAAAGACAGTTTTGGCTGCAAAATTAAAAAACAATCAGAATTAAGTTTCAAAAATAACAAAAAAGAGGTATAAAATAG